GTTCTGTAACATTTACATAGTCATTCGCCCATTTATAAAAGTTAGTGTAATGACTAAATGGACTTTTATCTGTCACCTGCAATTGATGATACCATTGAGAAAAACTCTCGGGCGTGGCTGTGCCTGATAAAAATATCATTGGCTTTTTACTAAATCTTTTACGGATGTCCTTTTGATATTTAGATGCTTTTGGAAATGCAGCCAATCCGTGTGCTTCATCAATTATAATCACATCAAAATCATTCTCCTCAATTGTATGCAAAGATTCCTTGTTGATGATAGTTAGATTGTATAAGTACCCAATGTTATCGTAATCACTTTTGATTGAGGAAAACGCTTTGATTTTAGTTATGAATAGCACTCGTTCAGCACCAAAGTTGTAAGCAGTTTCTAATGCGGTAATTGTCTTTCCAGTTCTAACTTCCATCGATAGGTAGACGAATCCACATTCTTTTAGGATTTTGGTAGCTTTTTTAGCTATTTCGTCTTGATAAGGTCTTAATTCCATATTATAGTGTGTATTTTAAAAAATAATGTGGCTCAAAAGCCTTTCGACTCTACCGAGTGACACCTCGATACTCGCCACATTATTATTCTACTTTTGTTATATATTTGTCCTCTATTGATGTATTTTTCTTTATGTAATACCTATCGTTTAATTTAAACGCATCATATACTTCAAGTTTATCATTGTAATTGGTATGTACTTTGTATTGATTGTCAGGATTAAATCTTGCATTAAATAAAAGACAATCTTCATTTCCTTCTTCTATACCATCTTGCATACAAGGATTTCTATTAATCCATTCAAACAATCTTACTCTCTCATTATCAGTCAAAAATTTATAATGTATATCAATTACATCATCCCAAAACATTGCTCTTGCAATTGGTCTTGGTGGAATACAGGCTTCAACTAAAAAACTAAACTCAAAGAAATCTATGTTAAATCTACTCATTACTCTATCAATTTATCAATGTTAATGTTATGCTGGTCGAGTATTTCATTTATTCTTTTTGCATAAGCATCTATTCCATCAAATACATCATTATTAGTGTTGTGTGAATTTTCAAATATACGTTCTAAACTTTTACGTAATTGTAATATATCAAATAAAGCACAAGCCATATCTAATGACTGGTTTACTCTATTAAACTCCATCTGATCATCGGGTAAATTAAATTCTAATGTTGCTTTCATTTTACTATTTTAAATTTATTTAATTCTAACCATTTTAAAAAATGAACTGCTGTCCATTCTTCTCCATTTATTTCTCCTTCTTTAGGATCAAATTGTTTTATAAATCCTGGTAGGAAGTTGTGTTGTTCTTGTTTCCATTTAGCACCATTAATAAAATCTTCTGCTGCATACCTACTTTCTTGTCCTCCTACAAATTGCTCATTATATTTCAAAGCAGCTTCTTCAAGTGTTTCTGGTCCACAATCACAAGTTGTAGTATGACCACAATAACATTTTGTTAAATTTTCCATTATTCTGTTCCTTTTTTAATTAAATAATACCATAGCCAAATCAACTTCGACCTTATAAACTCGTATGCGATTAACACTAATATATATTTCATAATTTTTAAAATGCTAAATCGTTACTATCTTCTTCTACTTCTCCTATTGTAAACCATTTCATTCCGTTGCTATTACCATCGTCATATTTAAAATCTTTGTAAGAGCAGTATTTTTGTATCCATATTTGGAAACGTTTATGAGTTAATTTAAATTGTGCAAAATCCGGATAATCACGTTTAAAGTTATCTAAATAAATCTGTTTATCTAATCTAATTCCACTTGGTAAATTTTCACTATCGTTGGTCCATTCGTCAAACTCCGGAGATGTTGATGATATAAATTTACGTTTCTTACTGTTTTTACTATTTTGAGCAATCAATCCCATACTAAAATAAGTCTGTAAACATTCTACCATATAATTGTCAAATTTGTTAAAATCTTCAAAGGACCAGTCATCAAATAACTGCCTTCCAAAATCTTGTTCCGGTGTTAAGTTCTTACCATAAAATTGAGCAATTTCTAATTCGTGCCTTCTACGGTCTTGGCTATGTCCATCTCCTTTTATTGCATAATTAGTAGATATAATTACTTTTGGAGATTCGTGAACATTCAGCTTTATAGCATCCTTGTTTTTGCGTTCTAATGTAATACCTTCAGTTATCAAACTAAAATTATTTTCAAAATCAAATCCCTTTTTAACATCATCAAATACCAGGACTTTAGTTTCTAAAGAGATTGTTTGATATGCAAAGGATTTCTTACTATCAAATTGTTTTCCATCAATTATATCGCATCTTCTAATCTGTCCAATACCTTGTACAAATAAACCCTTTCCTGTTCCACCTTCTGGAGATTCAGATATAAGCTCATCATTTAATATAATCGCCTTGTTTTGACTTCTATTCTTATAGTTAAGTAATAGGTATCCTATTGCACATTCGATAGCAGTTGGATCACTATGTGAGATGTTATTTATAAATTGCTTATAATCGTTATTGTTATCCGTTGAAGGAATCCAATCTCTATCCAAAATCTGACTATCCCAAATGTACCCATCCATTTCAAAGTATTCCTTCAAAACTGCATCGGATTTAGTTACTTCTAATATACCATTTTTAAATGGAATAAATGATTTATAAGCAAAATCTTGCATCATTAATAAATCAATTGTTTCTAACATTATCAAATATTGCTCTGTAAACAAGTTATGATAAGTTGAGCAGTAATTAAACACATCAATTTTACCATTTTCAAGAAGGTAATTAAGAACAAAATCTTTAATCCTGGAGATTGATGATTCCTTTACTTTGTTCTCTTTTACATAAACAAACATCGGCTTATCACTTCCATTTGGGTAGTGCTTCGCAAATCCTTTATTTTCTAAAAATAATTTGTATTTATGTGAGTCAATTTTAATATTATCTTTTTTATCCAAGAACCAAAAATCCTCGTGATCGTGTACTTCCTTTAATTCATTATAAACATCCTCTTTTATATTGTGCATCCGGATAACCTCATCCTTACCTTTTGACAAATCAACTTTTATCTTGTCAATCTTTTGGTAATCTTCAAAAAATTTAGAGTCAAATTGTCGCTTACGATATGCAGATTTAATAGTGTTCTTTACTTCCTGCTCTGAAAAATCACCTATCACTACATTATTAAAAATATATCCTTGAGCATTATACTCCTGGATTCCATATTCACAAAATGCACCGGCTAAATCAAATATATAAGCATTGCGTTCTCCTTCATTAAATCCCTTTTGCCAATTAAATTTCATTATCTTTTCAATAATCTTATCTTCATCTGTTATTGGAATTAAAGGCACACGTTCTGAAATTGTAAATCCTTCATCTACTAATTTTGCATCAAATACTTCTGCTTCATAATTAATATATATATTTGGATCGTATGACTCAAAACAAACTCTATCAACATTTGAATTAGCAATGTCAAAATAATCATAATCAAACTCCTTTTGAAATGCCTTAAAATATTTCGGATGTGTTTCTTTAGTTGCAGGAGGGATTTTAACAACACCTTTTATACCGTTACCAGATGGAGAAATAAAAAGTAAACAAAAATGTTTATTTTGTTTCAAAATTTCCAAATGTTCGTTAATTGCGACAATATCGGGGTATTTGTCGAAATCTACGATCATTAGTCCAGAATGCTTAACCAATCCATTTGAGTTTCGTTCTGTAAATTCCCCTGCAAATAAGATACAAGGGAGTTGTTTTTTTAAATCTTCTCCATTTCGGATACGTTCTATTAAGTCTTTTGACTTACCTAATTTTATTCTATTTACGACCTTTTCAATAGGCACTATAAATGGAACTTCTTTTGACTTTAATAAGTCTTTAAATACTGATATTTGCATAGTTAATTATTTAGTTTTGTAAAAGTAAATAGTTAGTTTTAATTTACCTAATTTTTTAACATTTATTTATGAGATGAAATCTCATAAAAACATTTATTTATGAGTTGTAACTTATAAGTTACTATTATTGATGATAAAAAAAGCCATCCGTTAAGATGGCTTGTATTTTTTAGGTGTAGACTAAAAACTTTGTTATTAATTTAAAATTCTAAATCATCTTCTACTTCAACTAAAATTTCTGAAGCATCTACTTCATCAACTTTTGTTAAATAGGTCTTTAAATAGGCTTCTAATGTGTCAAAATTGCTATCAGCATCATTAGATTGAGGAACCGTTAATACATCTCCAATAATGAATGAAGGAGTAGTGTACTTAACTGCACCTTTTTTGCCTTCAATTGCCTTATCAACTACTATCCAAGATGTGGTTAGTAGCTTCTTATTAGAATTTACAAATTCTCCCCATCCTTGCACTGCAGTTCCTTTCAGTTGGATGTTTCCAAGCGATCCATCTTCTAACATAATATAGATAGATTTTACATAGTGTCCTCCAGCGTTCTTTGCTTTGTCTTTAATCTCATTATAAAGACCTTTTGCAATCTCACCACCTTTAAACGCTTTTACAGTCATTGGTTCTTTTGAAATGAATTTAACTTCATTTGCATATACTCCAGAAGATGAAGCATCATTCCAACCTTTAACAGTATGTAATTCATCAAGAAAAACAAACTTCAAAGGTAATTTAACCTCAATGGTTTTTGATTGTTCTTTGTCGTAGTACGAAAATTGCTTATCGTTTGACTTCCAATCTAAAAATTTACTCGCAGGATTTTTAGTTGTTCCTGTAAACACTTTTGTTCTATTGCTCATAGCACTTAATTTATTTATGACTCGGAATTGTGATGCCCAAGCCTTGCATCTTTGACAAAGATAATATTAATCTTCAGTTATCCAAATAAAATTAACAGAAAATATAAAAAATAATAACTGGACCGTATGTTCGGTGTCATCTTCTCCTTCATCATTGTTATATAAAGCTCCAAACATAAAGCCTTTTATCGGTGCTATTACAACTTCTCCGCCATAATATTTTACTGCTTCCATTCCTATCCATAACATTACTAAAATTGTTGCTGCTATTTGTATCATTTTTCTAATCGTTTTAAATTAATTTTTCTATATATTTCGTTTACTCGTTCTGAATTTAAACCTCGTTTATGATTAAAGTTCATAATTCTTAATATTCTCTGCCAATTTGTAAATTTTTTTTTCATAAGTTTATTTGTATTTTTTGCGTTGAACAACTCATTTTGTGACATCCATTGTATTGATTACAATTACTGCAATATTCCCAGTAGTAATCGCATTTACCATTTTTAATTGGTGTTTCACAAAAATATGACTGTCTATATTTACTTGGTTCTGCTTTATACCGGTAGCAAGTATTTGCTAATTCGCAATTTCTACCATTGCACATTGTTATATCTGCCATTACATATCTTTATTAAATTCCCTTCTTAAAATAGTATCAATCTTATTAGTAATATTATGAAAATACGTGCTTCTTTGAATTGGTGCAGTATCAGCTAATACATCATTTAACTCCTCACAAAATCCAATCAAATCGGATTGGTATTTGATCATTCTTTCGGTAGTAGGTTTTAACCTATCCAAACTCTCTAACAATAAACTGCATAAGCAATATAGCTTGTGCATCTCCTGGTTCTTACTTTTTGGGTTCATAAGTCTTTAATAGTTTTATTTTATCAAATTTATCTTTTATTACAATATATCCAAGTGCTTCATAAAGTTTTAAATATCTGTAAACTGTTCTAATATTTACATCTAAATACCTTGAAATTGTATGCATATTTCTTGGCTTATCTTGCAGGAACTCCATCATTTTAATGCATCTATACATTTTGTGCTGATTCATCATAATAAATTTATTTCTTGTTTAACTTCTTTCCAATATTCTGCTTCAAAAATATTTTCGCAATTATCTAATATCTCATCAACTGCTATTAATGCACATTTTTTAGTTATTTTTGTTGCTTCAGATATTAACATAAAATTACTTGCTAACTGTTTTTCAGCAATTATTGACCTATGTTTTAAATATAACTCTTGTGCTTTATCTTTTGGGTTCATCGTTGCAAGTTATTAGTTATCTTTTCAATATATGCTTCTTTAATTACAATAGCTTGGTTTAATCGTTCTTTTATCAAATCAATCATAACTTCATCTCTTGGCACTTCAATTGTGTGATGGAACTCCTCGCCATCAATAACGCAATAATTAAAGAAATAGGCTTTAGATGAATTACTGCAAAGCATTTGAAACTGCATTTGTGCAACGTATTCCGGATCAATCTTTTCATCAGCTACAATTTTAAAAAACTTAACCGGTCTCGGACATTTAATTTCTAATATTGCATCTTTACCAACTACACCATCAGGAGAAGCTCCAGCGTGTTCCCCATATGGGAACATAAACGCTTCAGTTGCTTCCGGATATTGCTCTTTGAATTTAGCAAATGCATAAGGTTCTAAATCTACTCCTCTTTGCATATCTGGTCCTCGATATGATTCCTCTAATTGACCATATAACTGCTCTATTGCCTTTTCTATTGCATAA